AAATTAGATCCTAGTGTACATGTGCCTACAGACGATACAGAGTATGTGCTAGCTACAGATAATCAAAATAATAATAAAGAAGTATATTTACCAAAAAATATGCCTTTTGATACAGGTAGATATACCTTAAAACAAGATGCAGTAGAGATATTTAAAGATTTTGTTATGGGTAGTTTTACACATCCTGACTCTGGTGAATATGGAAACTTTCAAATAAAAGAATTAAAAAATGGTGAATATTTAATACCTAAATTAGACGCTAACGGTGATGCAATATTACAAGCAAACGGACAGCCCATATGGATTCCTATCGGTAACGGTATAGCAGATCTTACAGTAAATCAAAAAGTAGCTATGACTGCTGATGATGTGCTACCAAAAAAAGCACTTACTGAACAATTATCTACGATACAACTTTATGATCGTAATATATTTAGTATTGATACAGTTATATCAAATCTTATTAAAGATCCATCTACTGCTGGTCTACCCGGTTTAATACAAGATATTAAACAAAGAGGTTTTGGTATGATAGCTGACTTGTTAGCAGCTGAGGATCAAATTTCTATTTTAACTAATACTTTACAAAACGTACAACAAAGTTTTGGTGATGGGCTTATTGAAACATTTGAGGGATCTGGTGAGTTTGTAAATGTCAATGATTTTTTTGACCCTAATAGTGAATCATCACAACAGTTCTGGGGTGATTTTAAACCACAACTTGCTGAAAACAGAGTTAGAATTAATGCTATTGCATACGCTCTTGCGAGAGCTAGAAAATCATCTGGTAGATTAAACTTAGATGATATTAGAAGAGCATATGAAAGCTTAAAAATTACTGGATTTATTGATTCTAAAACAGTCATTGCAGGATTGATTACAGTGCGTGAAGAGCTAAGATTAGCAAACAATGACTTGAAAGTGTTATATGAGTTTAATAAAGGAACTTATCCAAGCGGATATCAATCAGCGGGTACAATAAATGTAACAAACATGCCAAAAATGGCTTATGATCCTGAAACTAAAACATTTTCAGCTATTACGTTTCCAGAGGAGGTTAAATAATGGTTGACAAATATTTTCAAAACACATCTAAGTTTGAATATAATTCTAAGTATACCGCTCCGATCAAAGAGGAGTATAAACAATGGTTGAAAAAAAACCACCCTGGCGAGTATTATGATAAATTTGGAGGTAAAAAACCTTTTAGTAGATTATCTAAGTTTGGTAAAGTTAGTAAAATTGGTGGTTATGCAGGACTTGCTGGTGTCATATATGAATTAGGTAAAGAAATATTAGATTTTGCAGGTAATATACCAAATGACTTAGAAGAAAGAGAAATACTCAGAAGAGGTATTATTAACGACAATATACCAAAAATAGTTGTAGGTGAGGATGGTAAACAAACATTGATACAGCCTGATCCTAAATCTCTGAAAGATCATTTACCATATAAAAAATATTTAAGTGACATACCTAGTGCACCTGGTTCTGGTGATGAAGTAGAAGGTGTAGATTATGTGTGGGTTGATCCGTATCAAGATATGTATCCAATAGATACAGAGGGATATGAATTAAGTCAATTTGGCTGGGTTAAAAAACAGCAAAAAACTTTCTTACAAAAACAAGCTGATTTAACTGTTAGAGATGTAAGAGCTTTATCAACCATGATACCACCAGAAATAAAAGAGGTAGGTAAAAACGTAGTTGCGATAGCAACAGGTAACCCAAAAATGATGGAGAAAGATAAGTAATGGAAGGCGTATTTAGTTTAAAAGAAAGATATCCGACTATGAATTTGCAAAATACTTTTGCAATACCATCCGATGTTTTAATTAATATTTTTGGTGAAAACGACATAAAAATTCAAGTGCCTGATAAAGAAAATTTTCTAAATCCTGATCAAGTAGGCACACAAAAGTTTGAGGATGATAAAAAATTATTACTTGATTTAATTAATAATATTAGATCACAAAATGGTATTGAGACACAACCTGTAGATACTTACTCAGCAGATCAAATAGCAGAAATAAAAGCGTTAAAAGAATATCAAAAGGCTGTAGAGTTAGAAAAAGCTTACATAGAAGACCCGCTAAGATCAAAAAATGAAGCATGGCAAAAAAAACTTGAAGAAGATAAAAGAAACTGGGCTACATTTCTACCTAAATTTACAGGATTAGGTGGTCAAGGCAGAGAAGATTTAACATTAGGTGTTGATGAAGCTTTAAACTATTTTGGTGATAGTTTTATGGGTTTAGCAAATACTACTATGCGTTTTGCACCTGATGTAAATAAACAAAATGTTAGCATAGCAGGTGATTTTTTAAGTTTGTTACCTTTATATTTTGCAGATAGAGATAGTTTATTAAAAGGTTTAATAGATCCAAAAAACAACCCTGTTGCAACAGGAACTGTAGCTACAACTGCTGGTTTAGGTGCATATACTGCAGCAACTGCGTATGATGGTATGAATGCAATAATTAGAGAGCTAGAGGGTTTACCTGATCCTGAACTATCATCAGATCCAAGGGTAGAAAATTTAATACACGCAAGAAACAGCATGATATTTACAGGCGGTGCAGCAGCCTTAGATCCTGTTTTTAAAATGATGAAAGGTCTTGCACGATGGACTTACGGTGTGCAAAAAGGCACAAATGCTGAATATTTAGCACAGTTAGCTATAGAACAAAAGATACCGTTTGGTATAGCAAACGTGACTGATAGATCTTGGGCTAAATGGTACGGTAAAGTTATAGGTGTGTTTCCTCTTATTGGTACAGATCTACGTGCTAATAGAGCTAATATCATGTGGTATAGTGATAAAAGAATTATGGAAAGCCTAAATGAATTAGCGCCTTTTGCAACCATTATGGATGCAGGTGCTTTATTAACAGATGAAGCTCAGAAAAAATTTAACAAGTTTGCGGGACTTTCTGCTTTTATGTATGACGACTTTGCAGCTAAGGCAAAAGCCCTTGACGAAATGATTCCTTTAGGAACTAATCAGTTCGGTCAATCAATTACACAAGGGTATATACCTACTTTTAGAGTAAAACAATTAGCAAAAAATTATGTCGATGATTTAGGCAGAGGTAAAATTACTTTAGAGGGAGGTCAATTTATACCTGGATCCCCAAGAACCTTAGGTGGTTTTGAAGACTTATCGAGATTTGAAAACTTACTGTTGTCAATGAGTGAGTTACCAGAATATTTAAATGCTACACAATTTAGAGCTTTACAAAAGCAGCTGAACACAGCATGGGGTGAATACTCTTCTAAATTTGGTGTAAAACAAGTTGATGATATGGCTACGCAAGCTAGATATTTTAAAAAAGCTATGGAGCAAGGTTTCAATGACATAGGGGAATGGAGAGTTATTACAGGACAAGGCGGTCAACCAGATGAAGTGATTATGCAACAAATGAATTTAGTAAAATCATCTTTATTAAGAGCAAACGAAATATTTGGTTTTGGTGCAAACACTTATAAAACACCAGTCGCAAAAATGTTTGAACAGGTAGATCAAAATATGTTCTTGCAAGGTGCTTTACCTAGAGAGGGATACATATATCCTGATCAATTAGCAAATACAATTTTTGACAATTTCTTTAGAAATCCTAGTGCAATGGCTATCAACGACCTTTCTGCCATCATAACAAGAAATAAAGCAAATCCTGATCTAGACCCAATCAATGTTTCTGCTAGAGCATTTTTAGGTGATTTATGGGAACAGTCTAGTCAAGCAGTAGCATATAACAGAAGAACAGGAGCAGTTGAATTTGGTAAAGCTGATCTTACACAAAGAGTCAATATCGCTGGTGGTGGTGAGTTTGGTATATCATTTAATCAAAAAGATATAATGACAGTAAATGTCTTTGATCCAGCAAGATTTAGACGAACATTGAAACTTGACACAGAGCAAGGACAACAGTTTATGACTGCTTTATACGCAAATACGCTTGGACAAAATGGTAAACCTTTAGGCATAGAAGGCGGTAAAGCTGCTGTAAAAGATTTGATGAATTTATTAAAAATAGCTGAAATAGGTTATGCAAATAAGATAGCAGAAACTTCACAATTCGTAGCACGTAGAGCAGGTCTTGCTGGTTTCTCTGGTATTACGGGTGCATTCTTAGCTACAGGAGCTGGCATGAGTCCGTTAACTGGACTTGGTATTGCTTTACTTGCTAAACATCAGGCTAAAATTTTATCAAGTCCTGATACATTAAAGATGATGGTAAGCACTATAGACGACACTGTAGAGATGAAAATTAGAAGAGCAAACGCAGTTAAACTAGCTAGATTAATACTTGATGACCCTGATAACGAAAAAGTACAAGGGTTAGATTTTGAAGATCCAGAAGCAGTGATACAGTATTTATTTACTAATGAGCTTACAAACACATCACAACCAGGCCCTGATGTAGAGCCAAAAACATTTGAACCTATATTCCCTAGAGAAACTGCACCTACCGTTGGACCTGTCGAAGAGATGGGCGTAGAAAAATTTATGAATACATCTAGTAATAATATGTCAAATGAATTTATTACTAAGCCTCGAGTAAATGTCGCAAGCAATGTATCTAGTCCTTTCAGACCTATAGGTGGTAACTTATCACCAGGTAAGCGTGCTGCTTTAGCTAGTGATGATTTATACGGAGCTATTGCAACAGCTAAAAGAGGTGGTAGTATAAACAAGCAAGGTATTATGTACTTTGCAGGAAGGAGGAAACCATAATGAGTCAGGGTAGATCAAGAAGAGGTAGCATGCGTTTTACAAGAGATAAACAAGAAAAAAAAGCTACTACAACTAAATTAAAATCAGGTAAAAAAACTACAGCGAAACAGAGAGGAGAAAATAAAACTCCTTTTAAAGACAGACCTGAAAATCAAAAAAAAGAGTTTGATAGATTATTAGCAAAAAATAAAGCAGAGTTTGCTCAAAAAAAAGCAGAAGACAAAGCTGAATTAAACGTTGGTTTAGAACCCTCAAATCAAAAAAAAGCAGAAGACAAAGCTGACCTTAATGTAGGTGTAGCAAATAGAACCACAAAAGATTTTATTGATGATTTAAAAGATGCATACAAAGCAGGATTATTTACTGGTGGTACAAAGACAAAAGCCTTTATGGCTAAGTATGGTCTTAGTGACACCGATATTGCTAAATTAAGAACAGGAATAGATCAAGGTCTTGGTACTAGAATAGGTGGTAAGGGAGGTAATATTTTAACGGATTATGCTGGCTTAGATGGTATTTTAAGAGATAGAGGCACCATTAAAGATTTTTATGAGTCGCCTGACTTTTTACAACAAAGATCAAGTGAAATATTTGAACCTGGCATGACTAAATATGATAGAGATCCAATTACTGGTTTAATGGCATTATCACCTGTAGCAAATATAGGTCTTAGAGGTTTAGATGCAATAGCTGGAGGTAGCCCCAGAGGTCTTAGAGGTCTTGTATATGCAAGAGATGTATTGGGACTTACTGGTGAAGATTTAGATAATTTTGCTGCAACTGTAGCTAATGATCGTAATTTATATAATCAAATAATGTCTACACCTGAGATGCAAAAGTATCAATTAGATGAGTTTAGAGCGCAAACTGTCAAACAGGCTAGAGCTAATAGAGAAGGAAGAGGAGATCCAAATCCAATATCAGGCACTCAGCCAGGTGAGGATGACGATGATGATACCACGGACCCCGGGACAGATGCAGATAATTTTATACCACAACAACAAAACTTTTTTACATTTTTTGATCCTACTACTGGCAGATATAGATCTGGCACATATGATGAATACTTAAAATATGTAACAGCTAAAGACGGTGGTATAATACAATTACAACAAGGTGGAGCGTTGCCTAACGCACCAGGTGGAGTTTTACCACAAGGACGTAAAACACAATTAGAAGATTTATTTAAGGCAAGAAAAGAAATACAAGAATTAGATACACCCACAAAAAGCGAAGAAGAGGGTTCTAGAATGATTATGGCAGACATTGATGATAAAGCTAAAGAATTATCTGATAAATCTAAAGAAGGTATTATGATGGCGATGACCGATCAACCAGCAGCTGATTTATTTGAAGCTAATAACCCAAACATCGGACCACCTTTAAGAAAAGATTTGAATCCAATACAAAGAGCGGGAGACTCAATCATGTCTTTATTTATGGAAGCTATACGTAAGGGCGATATATCAGAGGGATCTGCTAATCAATATTTGGAAGAGGCATTAAATAACTTTGTAACCGCAGGTATTATACCACCAAACACAACTTACAAACAACTAACAGATCCTTTTAAAGATTTAGTGACTAGAGAAGCAGCTATGATAGCTCAAGCAGAAAGTATGAAACAACAAATAAATATGTTTAGAGCACCAGGCGGTAAAGGAGGATTTCAATTAGAAGGACCTGTATACAACATGATAGAGGGTATGCCAGAAAAATTTGAACAAATCAACCCTGTAATGAGAGATCGTGATGTTAATATTATGAATAGAACTTTAGATAGATCTGGCGATATGTACAATGTAGCTGACGGTGGTATTATAGGTTTGAAAAAAGGTGGCATGAATGATATGATGGAGGCCGACAGTCTAATGTTTAAAGATCCTTCTGATGAAGGAGAGTGGGAATATAATGTTTAGTTTTAATAGTAAAGATGCCATTTGGTTGGCAGGTATAGTGTTGAGCTTTGGTGTTACATGGGGTATGTGGTCGGAAAGGCTTAACGCTATAGAAAAAAAAGCAGATGCTGTAGCACAAATGCAACAAGATATTGCTGTGATTAAAACACAAATCGTAGCCATTGATGATAAGATGAGCTGGATGGAAGAGTTTTTAATTAAGAATTATAAGGAGTATTAGAAATGGATATGGAAAGACTTTTGGCGTCTGTACGTCATAATGAGGGTTACCGTAACAAGGTTTACCTCGACACATTGGGAAAAAGAACTGTGGGAGTCGGGCACCTCTGCGTTGAAGATTTTTGGGAGGATGACAAAGAATATGAAGAGTCATTTTTAATGGAAATATTAGAAAAAGATTTAGAGAATGCTATATCAGGTGCTGAAGAGTTACTTGGTGAGTACACGGTGCACGATCACTGTAAGGAATTATTGGTTGAAATGGTTTTTCAGCTTGGAAAAACAGGCGTAAGTAAGTTTCGTAATATGTGGGCAGCTTTAAAAGAAAAGACACCACCAGATTATAAAACAGCGGCGGCTGAAATGCTCGATTCTCGTTGGGCCAAACAGACCCCAAATCGTGCAAAACGCATGTCGGATATAATGGCTAGTTTAAGTTAGGAGGATATCATGTGTACTTGTTGTGAACATTGTAATGGCGAATGTATATGCAGATAGATGAAATACATTCTAATATTATTTTTGTTATTTGCAGGTAAGGCCTGGGGAGAGACGAATACCGTGTCTAGCACGGTTGTGACCAACTCGACCCCGCCTACGGCCAATGCACCTTCCATAATCAACTCGAACAGCGATATCTGTAAGGTAGGTGTTGGTGCTAGTGTACAAAATAATATTGTAGGACTTGCGAGTGGTATAGTCATTGACGATGAGCTGTGTCAAAAATTAAAATTAAGTAGGTCTATGTATGCTTATGGTATGAAAGTTGCAGCTGTGTCAATTTTGTGTCAAGACCCACGAGTCTGGTCTGCAATGACCGATGCAGGGACCCCGTGCCCTGTACAAGGCCTTATCGGGGCGGAAGCTGCTCAATATTGGAAGGACAATCCCGATCAAATTCCAGACGGTAGTAAATATAAAACTGATTATGTTCAGGCTGCAAAACCTGTAAAAGAAGGAGTAAGCGATGCAGGACATATTGCGCTTTATAAGACTTTGTTCCTTATTACTACTGGTCTCCTTTTATTCTAAAGCTAACACTTGTTTACCCGATGTAGAGGGTCTATGTATCCCGGGTGTAACAATTACTGAAGAAGAAAGTGTCGTTGTAACTGAAGAGGACAAAGGTACAGAGATAATAACTACTACTACCACGACAACAACCACTACCACTACTACTGTTACTAACGAAGACTCAGGTGATATATTAGATAGTTCTAACGGATACGTGGGTTCTAGTGATGACGGTAATATGAACATAGATTGGGGTGGTCAAGGGCCTGCCTCCATGCCAACTGGTAATACTTGTGGTGAATTAGGATCAGATAGATGTGCACAGATTACTGGCTCAGGTAACAATACCTCTACTATGGGTGTATCTGGAATGGGCACAACTTTTATAATTAATAATATTGATATATCTGATTTAGAAATAGATAAAGGTGGTCAAGTCAGATACTCAATAGAAGTAGAAAAACGTGATGCTCAAGATAGAATTTACATGCACATTACAGGTCGTGACGGATCTAACACAGTCTTTCAAGGCACTGATATCTTATCTGAATCTGGTATAGCATCTGGTTATCAATCTTACACTGGAGCTTTTGATTTCAGTGGCTCACTTAATAGAATAACAGTTGAAGTAGGTGGTAGAGACATTAATCTTGCAATCGGCCCTTTGTTTGATGACGTGACTGTTAATGTGTTTTACAATGTGATTAGTACAATCATAACACAACAAATTACAACACTTGAAGAAATATATTATCTAAATATTTTTGATCCTATAGAGATTGAGTTTGTTGAAGAAGTATTTGAATTTAATGATATAAGCATTGATGATGGTATGGTAGATTTTGCACCGATAGAGCCTGAAACAGAGGAAGTAACGATTGAAACAGTAGAGATGGAAATAGACTTAGAAATGAATTTTGATACAGAGTTTACACCTTCTGCACCTATGGAAATGCCTACTGTTGAGGTAGAAATGGAGATGCCTGTTAACGTAGAAACAGTAGAGGCGGAGATAGAAATGGAAGTCGCCTCTGTAGAAGAGATACCAGAACCAGAGACCACGGCTCCCGAACCAGAAGTAAAAGAAGTAGATGAACAACCAACAGAAAAAGAAACAAACGAACCCGATAGCGAAACTACTGAGGAGTCCCCTGTGGAGCCAGAAGATAGTACCGAACAAGAAGAAGTACAACAGGAAGAAACTGAAGAACCCGAAAAACCTGTAAAAGAGCCGAGTGCAAAAGAAAAAGCTGCAACTAAAATTGTCAAAAAAATTGACGATAAAGCAAGATATGATGATGCAGCTCAAATGAAAACATTGATTGTTATGCAAATACTAGGTAATACTAAAACATTCTTTGACACACAAGCCACAATTGTGGATACAAATGTTAATGAATATTTAAACAAGACAATAGAAGATCAATATGGTATTCTATTTGACATGGCTCAAGGCCAAACTATGGAGGATATAATAAATGCCCAGTATTGAGTATGCGGGAATGAAGGTTACCGGGGGAAAGGTGTTTGCCATCTTAACCCTATTAGGAGCGCTAGGATCAGGCGCCTGGGCTACTTTTACTTTTTATCAGGATTACCTCAATATGAAGGATAAAATTTTGACGTATACAGAGCCTGACCTTTCTGGATTTGATAAAAAAATATCTCTAGTAGAGTCTGATACTAAGGCACAAATGGAAATAGTCATACAAAAAGTAGAAGGTTTAAAAAGTGAATTAGACATAGTTTTAGAAGAAATAAATCTAATATCTCAGGTAAGTCGTGAATTAAAAGATGATCTTAAAACAGATCTACGTCAAATGGAGGGCGATGTTCGACATATTACTGAAATTGTAAATGACGTTGAAGACAGACAAAAAGAAGATGCTAGAGAATTATTAGATGAGATGAAGTTGTTGGAAGAAAGTCTTGACTTGAAAATTGACAAGGCTTTAAACAATCCTTTGTCAGGTATGAGCGCCAAAAACTAAATTAAAATACTTTTGTTGATTATCATTAAGATCTGCTAAATTTTTTATATCACTATCATTTTTACATAATTGAATATACACATTTTTGTCTTTACACCAGTTTCTACCTGTCCAAAACTCAAAGCCATCATACTTTGATTTGTAAGCACTACTATTTTCATAACTGTAAGAAAAATAGTAAAACTGATAATTCCAGTTCATACAATATTTTATCTCGTACAATGTGGCGTAAGTGCCCATACCTAATTTAGGATTTTCATAATCCCATGCAAATTGTCCTGTCATAAAATGATTGTCAACCATCATGGCTTCGGTAAAAGCAATAGGTTTATCTTTATAAAAGTAAACAAAATACTTCCAATCAATCGGATCATCACGCATGAATTCTTCACTTTCTTTCTCATTATTTATTTCATAATAATTTTTTTGACGAATATATTTTTTATATATTTCTGCAATATCATCTACTAAATACGTAGGTAACTTATCGTAAGTATGAACACTTATATTTTTTTTATTTAATGTATATTTTTGTTTTTTAGAGAATGTAAACTTTGATAGCTGCAGTCTACTGGATCTGGCATTGATCCATGTGATGTGATTTATCTTTGTATAATACCAAGAAAGAGGTAACCAGCCATTGTTAAATGCATAATCATATTCACTCTTGTCAAACTCTGCTAAGGGTAAACTGTAAAGTAAATCATAATGTGTTAATTTACCTGTAATATGATCAAAAAATATTTTCACTCGGGACGTTCAAACTGAGTCATATAAGAATCATCAGTAACTGTGTCCTCTTCTCTTGTATTTTCTACTGTGTAAAAGTTTTGATCAATCTTATATCCAGGGTTTTTTGTTAATCTTTCTTCCATAAAAGCATCATCATACCAAATAGTTCTATTATTTGGGTAAGCAAAGAAGTTACCATCATCCATGCGAAACATATGTGCACACTTATGCTCAGGATCTTCGCTAAAGTTAGTATCTAACATACCCGCTTTGTTTTCCCATGCCCAGTCTATGGTAAACATGTATGTGCCTTTTCTTTTTGTACCTTTATAGTCTACTAATTCAGCTCTACAATTAGCTAACCTATTTCTTCTTTGTACGTCCACATATGGTGAAAAACAGTCCCAATATTGATGTATGTTTAAAGGATGTTTAGGTGCATCTTTTTTCCAACAAAAAGCATGTATTGGTCTTCTAGTCCAATTTACACCGTTTGGTAATAAACACTCAAATAATAGTGCTCTTCGCTCAAGACTATTTACAGTATGCACATCAGCAAAAGTAAATTCACCGTGTCCTTTCTCATGATCATATAAATACTCGTCCCTTATATAAGCACTGAAAGGAGGTAAGTTATGATTAAGATAAGCCATGTATAAAAGTTATATTATACTAGCCAGCTTTTCAAGTCTTCACCAAGCACCTCTGTCGCAATGTCAATCTTAGATCTTAAACATTTGACAATGTTTTCATCAACAGTTTTTTCAGCAATAAAGTCTACATAAGTTACTTTATTGTTTTGACCAATCCTGTGTGTTCTGTCCTCTGATTGCAAACGTATTTCTAAATCGTAACTGTTGCTGTAATACACGACAGTGTGACTAGCAGTAAGAGTAAGTCCATACCCTCCAGTCTTTGGATTAGCAACCAGGTATTTAAGATCATCCTCTTGATCTTGAAACCTAGATACAATTTGATCCCTATCGTCCACAGCCGTATCACCGTAAAAGCTACACGCAGTTTGTGTTCCATATTTGTTCTCCAGTTCTTTAGTTATTGTTTTTATGTCATGTCTATAATTTGCCCAGATGATTACTTTACCATCTGTTTCATCTAAAAAGTCAAGTAACTCTTTTATTCTATTGTTTTTTAAAGTTATTAACTCACCTTCGTCTGTAGTCATGTGACCACAAGTTATTTGATGTAGTCTCATCAATTGTGTAAGACCAGAAAAAGCAGTCATAGTATTGCCTTCTAATTCTGATATAGCAAACTGTTTCATTTCTTGATATGCTTTTTGTTGTTCTTTTGTCAACTCAACAAATCTTTTTGTGTATAATTTTTCTGGTAAATCAAGACAATCTTCTTTTAAGACTCGTGACGAAAACTTTTCTAGTTTTTCATTTAACTCATCAAGTCTTATATACTTGATAACATGCTGATAAGTATGTGCACCACCTGCAGCATTTCTTTGTGCCATTAGTGCGTAACGACTTTTAAAAGCCCAGTAAGATGTGTAACCTAACAAGTCTTCAGATAAAAATGCACACTGCGTATATAAATCTAAAGGTGATTTAGTAACTGGTGATCCTGTAAGTATTCTTCTGTACTTGGCATATGCTCCTAGTTTTATTGCACTCTTAGTTCTTGTTGCTGTAGGTGATTTTATTGTAGTAGACTCGTCAACTGCCATGAGCACTGCATGATTTTTTAAAAACTCTAAAGCTGCAGTGAATCCTTTAGTTGTGCTTAACGCTTCAACATTTATCAAAAATATTTTTAATTTTTCAGAGAACACGGACAACGAATCTAATAAGGCTTTTTGTTTTTTATTTGGTGTAGGTGTCCAACATATGACAGAGTGATCTACGCTGTCAGGTAGATGTTTAGGTAACTCAGATATCATCCAGTTTCTATACACGCCTTTTGGTGCAACAATTAAGGCACCATTTATTTTTCTTTTTTTGTGTAATATGGCCAGGTTATCTATCAATACTTTTGACTTACCCGTGCCCATTTCCATAAAGAAAGCAAAAACTTTTTTATCCCAGCATTTATCTAATACAGCTTTTTGATGTTGAAAAGGTTCGGTTTTAAACTTATAACTATAACTATACATTCTAAATTCTCCTTGTATCCCATAATTATATACTTGCAAAAAAATAAATCAAGTGTATAATAATGGGAGAAGAAAATAGAATGACAGTTTACGTTATACAAGAGATGCCATATAAAGATATCCTCAGTGCTGAGGAGTATGGTAAATTAGTTCCCCTCATACCACCAGGTTTTCAATTATTATTAAGTTCTGATTCTGTCGTGCAACAGTTGCAAGATGGACTTAAGGATTTTTCAAATGATGATTATTTATTATTAATTGGTGATCCCTCAATAATTGGTATTGCATGTTCTGTTGCATCTGATATAAATATGGGATATTATAAAGTTCTTAAATGGGATAGAAAACGTGAAAAGTATCATCCTATTGAGATAGATATAAGGAGAAATAAGAATGACGAAAATAAACTTTGAAGATGATGTCTTTTCTGATGTCGATGATTCTTCACTAAAAGCTTTAGCTGATAAATGTAAGCGACTTGAAATAGCAGAGCAAGAAGTTGTAGAACTTGAGGATACACTTAAAGAAAAAAAAGAAGGTGTAAGAAAATTATCTGAAGAGGAGATACCACAATTTTTAGCAGAAAAAGGTTTATCAAGCATTACGCTTGACAATGGCACCGAAGTAAAAATTACTGAAGAGGTAAGACCAGGAATTAAAGTAGCAGATAGAGGTTATTGTTATGCATGGCTCAGGGACAACGGATATGGTGATTTAGTAAAAAGTAATGTCACTGTAGCTTTTGCCATGGGTGAAGATGCACAAGCAGTAAAGCTTAAAGCTGCAATACAAGATTTGGGTATGGTGAGCACTGATAAAGAAGATGTTCACTATCAAACCATGAAAGCATTCGTAACTGAGCAACACAAAAAAGGTGTGTCTTTGCCAGACGAATTTGGTGTGTACGTAGCCAATAAAACAAAACTCGTACAGAAACGAAAATAATGACAACGAATAAGGAGAAACGAATGACGGATAACGCACAAAAGAAACCTCAGCAAGAGGTTGTGGAAAAAAAAGTGGATGCAGTCGTAGCTATGACAGACTTAGAGTCTGATGCTGGTGCTGGTCTAAGTGGTCTTACTAATGAAGACTTAGCCACACCAAGACTTAAGATCTTAATGAATGGATCTGAAGAGCTTGATAAAGATGACAATCTTAAAATGGGACAGATATTTAATACTGTCACAGGTCAAGCTTATGACGGAAAGGAGGGAATAGTAGTAGTGCCGTGTGCTTATCAAAGACAGTATGCCGAATGGCTACCTGTCAGAGGTAAGAACCAACCTCCAGTAAATGTTTATGATGCAAATAGTGATATTTTATCAAAAACAACTAGGAATAAAGAAGATAATAGAGATTATCTTGAAAACGGTAACTACGTAGAAACTAATGCAAACCACTTTGTAATTCTCTATGATCAAAAGACAGGCGTTGGCAGTCCTGCTTTGATCACATTGAAAGCAACCCAACTTAAAAAAAGTAGGAAATGGAACTCTATGATGTTAAACATCAGGGTACCTGGATCGAAAGGTCCTTTTAATCCTCCTTCATTTAGCCACATGTATTCTTTAAAAGTTAAAAAAGAAGACAATGAAAAAGGTAAATGGTTCGGTTGGGAGATAGACTTACTTGGTCCTGTTACAGATATGCAGTTATACAATGAAGCAAAAGTGTTTCATAAAAGCATAGCTGCTGGTGAAGTCACGGCTAAACCAGAGCAAGATCAATCTGTTGGAAGTCCAAATCCATTTTAAGTCTATTGTGGGGGTGAGCATCTTCACGCCTCGCCCCCACAAAAATTCAAGGTCAGGTTATGTTAGAGTACGATATTGGGACATTTAAAAATATTTTTAGAGGCTTAGATAGAGCCTATGGTCAATATCGTGTTGGTGAACAAAAAGAAAACGGTAAGCAGGGCGGTAAGGCTTACATAACAAAAGGTCAGATTACTGATCAAATGTGGCAGGATCATCTTGATGGTAAAGATCCTAGCCTAGGTATCATACCTATCATGGATGACTCTAAATGTTATTGGGGTTGTATTGATGTAGATATGTATCCTTTAAATCTAAAAGAATTAGTACAAAAAATTAATAAGAAATCTATGCCATTAGTGGTATGTAGATCAAAATCTGGTGGTGCACATATATTTTTATTTACAAAAGAATCTGTTAGTGCATCTATAATGAGAGATAAGTTAGCAGACTTTGCAGCTTTTTTAGGTTTTGCTAATTGTGAGATATTTCCTAAACAAATTGAGATACGTGCTGATAGAGGCGACACAGGTAATTTTTTAAACTTACCTTACTTTGGTGCACACAAAGAATCTAATAACAGGTATGCGATAGATAATAATGGCAAACCCTATAGTATAACAGAGTTCTTCGCACTTCACAATAAACTCGCACTAACAGAACAAGAACTTAAAGAGTTATCAACCACACAAAAGAATACAAATGTTTTTGACGGTCCCCCCTGTCTAGAACACTTAATGAATGAGAAAATACCAGAGGGGGGAAGGGATAATACTTTATATCAATACGCAGTCTACGCTAAGAAAAAATGGCCAGATCAATGGCAAGACAAAATAGATGAGTTTAACCACACATTTATGGATCCGATACTGCCATCTAAACAGGTCTTAAAGACAGTTAATCAACATGAAAAAAAAGAATATCAGTATAAATGTAAAGATCAGCCTATGTGCTCTGTATGTAACTCACAGTTATGTAGGACTCGTAAGTTTGGTATAGGTCAAGATTATGATCACGATGTTACAGATTTGACTAAGTATGAATCTGACGAGTCAGTTTGGTTTTTAAATGTAGATGGTAGAAGACTATGTATTAATACAGACGAGTTCTTTGATCAAAGTAAATTTAGAAAAGCATGTATGAACACACTAAATATTTTACCAAACAAAATGACTGCAAAGGACTGGGATGCTAGAATACAATCTTTGTTGGCGTTAGTAGAGGTAATAGAAATGCCAGAGGAAGTTACTAAGGTAGGTAGATTTGATAATTATTTAGAATCTTTTTTAAATGATCAAGGTGAGGCTATGACGATAGACGAGATACTTATTGATAAAGCATGGTCACCAGAGGATGAGCAAGTAACTTATTTTAGATTGTCATCATTAGAGAATTATTTAACAAAGAAAAGATTTAGTAATTTTAGTTCAACACAAATGTGTGCAAGGATAAGAGAACTTAACGGTGACTCTACAAAGAAAAAAATTAGAGGCAAGGTTTATCATCTATGGTATATACCTAGAGAAGATGAAGGTGATAAATCAGATTTACCTATACCAGATTTACAACCAAAGGTTCCTTTTTAATGAATTGTTTATCTTTTTTAGTGGCTTTATCAATGCATGTAGGACTCGTAGGTGATTATAACTCAGTGCATCCTCACGCAAGGTGTACCTTGGATGATAATATTTATGGAGTGTTTTATAATAGTGAGTATCGTACTAGCTTTTATGCAGGTAAGAAAACTAAATATTTAGAGTATGGTTTAGTAACGGGATACACTGCTAACGAAATTGTGCCGATGATAAGAATTGTGCACGGTAATTGGTTCATGGCTCCTGGATACGAAGTAACAGGTAACACAGGTTTTGTAATCGGATGGGAGATAGAATTGTGACTACTAAAATTATATTAGGTCCACCTGGCACAGGTAAGACAGAGTATTTACTTCGTAAAGTAGAAAAAAAATTAGAGGAAGGTATTAAACCTAATCGTATAGGATACTTTGCGTACACAGTAAAAGCAGCTAATGAAGCACGGACCAGGGCTATAAAAAAGTTTACTAATCTTGATAAAAAAGATTTTAATTATTTTAGAACTTTACACAGTTTAGCATTTAAACAATTAGGTTTGAGTAAAGATGATGTTATGAAAGATAATCATTACAAAGAATTATCAGAGTTACTGGGTATAAAACTATCTAATACTAATCGTAAGATGGATAACAATGGTTTTCAAATGCAAGACGATATCTTTGCTAAAGTTATAGACATGGCTAGAGTTAGAAATATAACTTTGAAACAACAATATCAAGAGATGCCACACATGGAAGGTGGGTGGATGAAAATTAAATATATATCCGATGGTATTACAGAATATAAAAAGACAAGAAAACTATATGATTTTACTGACATGATCATAGAGTTCAGTAAATCTAATCGTGATGACATTGTACCCGGTCTTGATGTTTTAATTATAGATGAGGCACAAGATTTGTTACCTATACAATGGGAGATGGTCAAAAAAATTATGGATAAATCTAAGGAGATATATATTGCTGGGGACGATGATCAATCTATATTTAAGTGGGCTGGTGCTAATCCAAGTGATTTAATTAACTTGCAAGGTGAGAGATATATACTAGATACTTCACACAGAGTGCCTTTAGAGGTGCATAAAATTGCTACCAATTTAATAAATAAAGTAGAAAATAGAATACCTAAAGTATGGTCACCAAAAAAAAGTAACATAGCTGTGAGTCGTGGATCTGTTAAACATCATGTAAATCGTAATTCTGTTTATCAACAGATACAAAGAGATAAAGGTGAATGGTTAGTCCTGGCGAGAGATAATTATACTTTAGAACAAATAGCAGATGAGATGAAAACGAAAGGTTTTTATTTCTCTGTACACGGTCAACCCTCAGTAAGTAAAAAAAGATTAACAGCTATTATGGCTTGGACTAATTTAGCCAAACATAGAAAAGCCATATCGTATGACGAAGCAAAAACTATGTATCATTACATGACAGTTAGACGTGGTGTAGAGTATGGACACAAAGGTTTAATTCATGCAGATCCAGATGCGTTCTTTACTTATGAAGATTTGTGTGTGTATCACGGTCTGTTAGTACCTGCGCATAGAATATGGCATCATGCTTTGGATCGTATGCCAGCACACGAGGTTACTTACATAGTGTCTTTGTTACGTAGAAAAGAAAAGTTGAGTCACGAACCACGGATCAATCTGTCAACAATACATGGTGCCAAAGGTGGTGAAGCTGACAATGTAGCTTTGTTATCTGACTTACCGAGAAAAGCTGATGAGGCTTATTATAAAGATCCTGATAATGAAAGAAGAGTATTTTATGTTGGTATCACAAGAGCTAAGAAAAATTTACATTTAGTCAGATCAGATACGGACAGAGAGTTTGCAGAGATGTTTCATGAATAGAACTAAAAGCGCAAAAGGTGTTATGGGTGAGTTAACTATAGCTGCTAAGTATATAAAAAAAGGATATTATGTAGCCATGGCTATGTGCCCTCATAGTCCTTTTGATTTAGTGGTTGTAGATAGTAAGGGAAACTGTAAACTTATAGACGCAAAAACTGTATCAATTCGCAAAAGTGGCAAACAAACAGGTCAAAGAATAAATAGAATGCAATCAAAGAAACAACAAGAAATGAATATCGAGATAGAGTATGTCGACCCAGAGACCACTATTTGAACCCCCAAAAGAATGGAATCCACCACAAACTTTGCCTGATTTATCACAGGCCAAAGAAATAGCCATAGATTTAGAGACTTACGACCCAGGAATCAAGGACACTGGACCAGGCTGGGCTACTGGCAAAGGTCACGTTGTTGGTATTGCTGTGGCTGTAGATGGGTTTAAAGGTTATTATCCAATAAGGCATGAGGGTGGTGGTAACTTTGATGAAGAGATACTTAAGAAACATTTAAAAAAATATTTTGAAAATGATGTCGATAAAATATTTCACAATGCTAGTTATGACATAGGGTGGCTAAAGCGATGGGGTATTAATGTTAAGGGCAGGATTATTGATACGATGATAGCTGCAGCATTGATAGATGAGAACAGAATGCCAGGTCAATACAATTTAAACGCTGTTGCTAAAGATTACATACAAGAAAAGAAAGATGAAAGTTTATTATATGAAGCTGCACAAGCCTGGCAGATTGATGCTAAGGCTGAAATGTACAAACTACCTTATCAGTATGTCGGACCTTACGCAGAGCAGGACGCAGATCTTACACTAAGATTATGGCAAGCACTTAAAGTTGAGATGAATCGACAAGAGTTGCACCACATATTTTATTTAGAGTCAGAACTATTACCTGTTTTAGTTGAAATGAAATGGAAAGGTGTACGAGTAGATTTAGAAAAGGCAGATAAATTAAAAAAACAAATAATTGCAAAAGAAAAAAAATTATTATTAGAAATAAAAAAAGACGTAGGATTTGAAGTAGAAGTGTTTGCACCGCTGTCAGTAGCAAAAGCATTTGATAAGAAAAAGATATCTTATAACAAAACGCCTACAGGTTTACCTAGCTTTGACAAAAATTTTTTAGCGACATTACAAGATCCTTTGTCAAAAAAGATAGTAGAATCAAGGGAATTATTCAAGGCTAGATCTACTTTTATAGATTCATTATTAAAACATGAACAGAATGGTCGTATACATGGTGAGATTAATCAATTGAAGTCAGATCAAGGTGGTACGATTACAGGTAGATTAAGTATGTCGAATCCTAATTTACAGCAGATACCAGCACGGAACGAGAACATCGGACCTATGATCAGGTCATTGTTCATACCAGAAGGTAATCACATGTGGGGTAGTTTTGATTATTCACAACAAGAGCCTAGATTAGTTGTACATTTTGCAGCGTTAACGCATGGTGGATTGTCAGGTGCAGATGAGTTTGTTAATTCTTATCAGGATAAAACAGACACAGACTTTCATCAGATAGCTGCTGAAATGGCAGGTATAGATCGTAAGACAGCCAAGACTATGAACTTAGGATTGTTTTATGGTATGGGTCAAAAAAAATTAGGTAGTGAGTTAGGACTAGGTGAAGATGATACAAAAGAGTTATTCGAAAAATATCATGCTCGTGTGCCATTTGTAAAACAATTAATGAGCCTGGCTAGTAAGTCAGCAAATGATAATGGCCAGGTAAGAACTATACTTGGTCGTATATGTCATTTTGATTTATATGAACCGACTAAATGGGGTGTGCATAAACCATTACCACGTGATGAAGCCATAAGAAAGTATGGTAGTAATCTTAAAAGAGCGTTTACATACAAAGCATTAAACAAATTAATACAAGGTAGTGCGGCTGATCAAACTAAAAAAGCCATGGTCGAAGTATATAAAGCTGGTATCACACCACATATACAAGTGCACGATGAACTTAATTGTTCGTGTGAAGATATGGAACAGGTCAAGAAAATAAAAGAGATTATGGAGAACTGTATTGAGCTAGAAGTGCCAAGCAAAGTAGATCCAAAGATAGGAGAGTCATGGGGAACACTAAAAAGCTCGTAACTGCTGAGTGTTACAATTGTAAAGATATTGTAATACCAGTGGATGAGAATGAAAAAGAAGATGGTAAAAAGGTATACTCATGCCCTAGTTGTGGAGCTACATTTCACATTGAATTTACTATTGAATACGAGGAGGAGGATCCAAAAAATGATACAATTCATTGACAAATCCCATATAATTATATAAATTATGGGCATACATTGGTTAAATATATTTATAGTGCTAGTATTTCTAGCTATATTTTGGAAGCAAATTCTAATTACTATAGCTGTATTTACCGTACTTTTTTAGGAGAAAGAAATGAATGCTTTAAAATATAAGTCAGTTGCAGTCAAAATAGACATATGGCAACTGTTAAAAAAATTAGGAGCTAAAGACTTTAGATCTGTAGGCAAGGTCATAGAGTTTTTGACGATGCAAGAGTGTAAGAAGAGAAACATTGAATGATCTATGTCCAATTTGCTATTGCCCAGAGCACAACGGTAGCTCGTGTATATGGTGTGGATGTATTTATATAGGAGAACATAGAATGACAGAAGAAGAAGCAATATTAACTTTGATTAAATATGCAGAGAAGGATCATGCAGACGAGAGTCTACAACAGGCTATAACCTTCTTAAAAGCCAAAAAAAATGACACTGATTTCGTAACAGATAACAATTTTCCAAAATATCATGATGTAGCTGTTCAAAGAACAGAGACAATACATTACAAAGTTTTGCATGATACTTTACAGGAGGCCGTAGAGAGAGTGCAAAAAAGGGTAGACGAGAGAGATTGGGACAACTTACTAGTATTTCCTCCTGGGTCTCCAAACTACAAGCCGATCCCTCCGTTTGCCGAGTTCGAGATTAAGGACGTTGTTGTAAAAGAGATAGTCCTTAGACCTAATCCCCACAGCGAAGGGGGTTCATCTGACACCTAGAATGAAACGCAAGTATTACTCCTCTATTAATCTTCGCAGTTCATTGACTGTAATACTTGATCCTTACCTGATAAAGATAGGAAGTGGTGTGACGGCTAGGAGAGACTAGCACCTTTCTGAACATGACCGAGGGCAGAGTTTTTTTATTTTTTATTCTTTGCCCTCACCTTCAAGGAGTATAGATGCAAGAGAAACAAATTAGTTATGATATGTTCACGCCTTTCGGACCACGGATCATGAAGAGTTCTGTTCCACAGAATATAGTTGACGAAGTAAATAAAAAGGCTGACGATATATTAAACGATGATAAAAGATCAGAACAATTAGATTATAGTGCTAACCTGGCTGGTAATGTGAAAAAAGAAGTAGCGTTATCCTTGGGCGAAATTAAATCACTAGAGTTAGTGATAAATAAATTAGTGACGGAGTATATACTAAAAACTGTTGGTAAGCAATTTAATCCAGAAAATACTAACATGACTTATACTTCATGGGTTGTAAGTCAGTACGCAGGTGACTTTAATCCTGTACATATACACGACTCGCAGCTATCAGGTGTATTCTTTTTAAAGATACCATCAGGCTATGAAGAAGAGTTTAGAAGAGAAGATCATTATCCTAGTGTTGGTTGTTTAGAGTTTTTAGGTAGTGTGCCAAATACATTTAGCAAACATTCTTACATGGCTAAACCACAGATAGGTGATCTATATATATTTCCTAGTTGGTTATCGCACCAGGTCTATCCGTTCCGTAGTGAAGGTGAGCGTAGATCTATGGCATTTAATATACATTTAAGATCCAAGGTTCCCGGTGCAGATGTCGGCAAAGGTATCGATAAGTAATGGCTCATACAGGCAGAGCAGGGTTCCATAAAGGTAGACGGAAGATGGGATCTAAAAAAAGAAGACGTAGATCTAGTAGATATAAAAATAGGAGGCGTAAGTGAAAAAATATATACACGTTAATCAACACATCATTCGTAGTAATAAAAAGAATAATAAAAATGAACCTGTGATTACAGTTAAGGAAGGTAAAAAAAATACATATTGTCATGAAGTAATTATAAACGGGCCATCTAAAGTAAGATATGGTGGTAATGATAAGGCTATTTTATCTTGTGGTGCTCGTGTTGTAATTGAAACAGAAGCTAATATAGAAATGAGGTACATATGATTTTAGGATTGTTAGTATTGAATACTTTAATATTATTATTTATTGGTTATATGGTGTGGGTAATAGGTGATCGCCAGGCCAGGATACATAGAGAGAGGTTAAAATAATGGAAGACGAAATAAAAACGATAAGAGACGAAGTAAAATTGTTAAGGGAGAAAGTTGCACGGCTCACGGACCAGGTCAAAGATCAAATAGAAATAAATGATTTTTTACGGAAAATGAATAACGAACTAAATGAAAAGAACAAGGACAAAGAATGGTGGAGAAAGATAAAAAGTCCAAGGTTTTAGATAAAATAAACCCGCCATATTATGTCGGAGCCAAAATCCAAGTGTCAGATTTTATTGCAGAATTTAAGTTAGATTATTTTAGCGGTAATGTGATTAAATATGTCGTAAGGCAAAAATTCAAGAACGGATTAGAAGATTTAAAAAAAGCCAGGTGGTATTTAGATAAACTTATATCTACGCATCCTGATTCAACATAATAGGATAAGCATCAACACATTGCACAGCGACAGTATTTGTAGGATTCTGTGCCATCATTATATTACCAAAACTCTGAGCTGCTAGTTCACAAGATTCTTTTGTATCAAAATATCTCTCACCTGCCACACGAATACAATCATCATATGGTTGTGTTACGCAAAAGATTCCTACTAAAAAATATTTAATGATCAATTTAATTTATCTCGTGTTAAGTATACAAGATAATCTTTAACATTACTCCTGGTAAATAGCTCTGTGACAAAGTTAGCATAGGCGTTTACTACATTCTCTTCTTCGTTAGCCTTTTCTAAATTGTATTGATAATAACAGCAGTGAAATAGCTCATGAACCAATAAATTAAAGGTATTTTCATTTTCCAATAGCATGATGTTTTCATCAAGCACTATTGTAAGTGGTGGTTTAGAGTGAAAAGAGCCTTGCTGTTCACCTACCTCGTAGGCTAAATCGTGGCTCACGAGCTTTAAATGGACTTTAAAAGGACCTATTTCAATAACATCAGGTCTCTTCGGTGGTTTCACTATTTTTTCTTCTTATCTTTTTTCTTTTTCTTTTTCTTTTTTTTCTTCTTCTTTTCTTTGTCTTCTTTATCGTAATGACTAGGCATGATTATTTTCCTTTCGGTTTTTTACCACGTTTCTTCATATTTATAGCAATTGCAGCCTGACGTTTCAACTTTTTCTTTTTACCACCAGTCAACTGCTTTGGTATTTGTGCTCGTGAAATAGGCATATAGTTGTATAGAATATATTTTATTTTATCTTTTACAATTTTTTTCTAAATATGAGGTTACCTAGGTTACTTTTGTAATAAGTTCTTGATTCTACTATATTTTATAGGTAACTTATAGGTAACTTATAGGTTACCTAGTAACTTTTACTATACATGCCTTGCGAAATAATTAGTGATAAATAATAATAATAATGTATATATAAAACAACTATATATGATTTTGATATGGGCAACGTAAGAAAGTTAACAACAAAACAACATAAGTTTGCAGTGTTACTAGTTACTAAAGGTGATAGAATGTCTGCAAAAGAGTGCGCAATTGAAGCTGGTTTTTCTGAGAAGTCAGCACAGCAAGCTGCAGCTAATCTGACAAATCCTAAAATGTTTCCGTTAGTTGTTAATGAAATAGAACGATTACGAAGAGAATGGGAACAAAAATACAAAGTAACATATGGTAGACATATTCGTAGATTAGACGATTTATCTCGTGGTGCAGAGGAGGCAGGTAATTGGGCAGCAGCTGTAGCAGCTGAAAAGTCAAGAGGCCAGGCGGCAGGATTGTATATAGATAGAAAAGAAATACTTACAGGTTCAATAGATCAGCTATCTAAGGCTGAAGTTGAAGAAAAACTCAAAGAAATAGAAAAACAATTTAGCATAAATACAGACGTTATTGAAATTACTCCAGAAGATTAGCCTTGCAATTTATAACTTTATGGGATAACTTATAAAGAATAAGGAGAATCTAGAATGACGAGATCTTATAAAAAAGCATTTGTAAGGATTGATCTTGATAAAACAGAGTTTGACATTATGTGCAAGGTGCTAGACATGTCTTTGTTTGGTAGAAACAATCTTAAAAATCCATTGGTAAAAATCTTTTTACCGAAAATCAAATACACATTAGAACAAGAAGCAAAGAAAGGAGGTAAGAGAAAATTAAAAGATGTCTAAAATAATAGTAGCATTAGAACAGATAGATGAGGGCGCAATCAATCCTGGAACTGGTATGTATGAACAACCCATCTGGAAAATAACACTTAAAGGTCAAGAAGAAAGACTGTTAGGTAAACACAAAATGGAAGAGTACATATCTAAATCTTTTGGCAAAGCAATACACAGATTTAAAAGATGGAAAGTCTTAACTAAGACAAGTGAAACACATGTATATGTAATTATCTTTTCAGATCGCACACATGAAATGTTAACACCTAATCAGTTAATGGATAGCATATATCAAGGTCATAGTGTACGAAATGACAATAGGCTTGATTACATAGATAAAGATTTGGCAGCAAAAGATGGTAAGAGTCCAATATTTATACCAGAAGAAAATGACAAAGAAGTATAAACATTTAGATTTGTTTTCAGGTATAGGTGGATTTAGTTTAGGTTTAGAAGCTACAGGTGCTTTTGAGACTGTAGCGTTTTGTGACTACGATCAATATTGTCAAAAAGTTTTACGCAAGCATTGGCCGTGGGTTACAATTTATGACGATGTAAAGGAGTTAAATAGTGAAAGATTATCAGCAAATGGACATACTGAAGTCGACATCATCACAGGAGGATATCCGTGTCAACCGTTCAGCATCGCTGGACGCCAAAAAGGCGAGCAAGATCCGAGACACGTTTGGCCAGAAATGTTTAGACTTGTCAAAGAACTCAGGCCGACTTGGGTTATTGGAGAAAATGTTAGTGGACACATTAAACTCGGTTTGGACACCGTACTCGAGAACTTGGAGAGTGAAGGTTACGCCACAAGGGCGTTTAGTATTTCAGCTTCGAGCATCGGCTCCAACCACCAAAGGGAAAGGGTATGGATTATTGCCAACACCAATGAGCTCGGATGGGACAACTGGATCTATAATAGGGAAGAACGACAAGTTTCGAATGACAAAGAACGGAACATTGAGGAAAGTGAATCAGAACGGGATAGACGGATCGATAGGATTAGGCAGACTAGTGAAGCTATGGAGGACACCAGACGCACACAGTGGCCGTGGTCCTTCTTCCAAGACCAGGATGAAGATGAAACTAGAGAAGGGTATGCCGATCAGTTTGAACGATCAGGTAGCGCACCCGAATCTGATGTGGCCGACACAGAAGTTTCCGACACCGACAGCGAGGGATTGGCGAGACGCAGGTCCGAATGTGAATTACGAGAAGGTCAAGAAGAAGGGGAGATTGGCTGGTCACAGTGGTGGCAGTCTGAACCCAACGTGGGTAGAGTGGCTAATGGGGTACCCAAAAGGGTGGACAGACTTAAATCATTAGGTAATAGTTTAGTCCCAATGATACCTTACTATATTGGGATGAGTATTAAGAAAGGAGATATGTTATGGATGACAGAATAAAATTGAGTATTGATCGTCAACAAAAAGCATTGAAAGCTATGCACGCAGCTAAGTCAACTGTGTTTAAGCATTTTTGGTTTAATGTTTTTGGCAAGATACTCTCAAAAAGCATCATTGCAAATGAAGATGGTGTGCCATATGACAGCAAAACCAGAAACTAAATTTTGGAAAAAACTTAAGGAGATTACTCCTGAAGTACATTGGACTAGAATAGAATCTTTCAGTTCGCCTGGTGTTCCTGATTTACATGGAGTTTTTCGTGGTAAAGACGGATATCCAATAAGCTTTTTTGTAGAATTAAAATGTACTAAGCTGAAAAAAATAGCATTGACTCCACGTCAAATATCGTGGAATTACAGCTACAATGAAGCAGGTGGACTGAATTTTATCATGGCTGCGACCCTCCCTAATAGAGCCTTGTATATATATTCAGGTGGCATGGCCCGTGAACTCTCCATTACGGGTCTTGACACAGAGCCCCTGGCCATTATCCCCTATCCTTGGGATCCAGGTAAGCTGCTGCAGGTGATGGAATCGTTTCTCCATTACCGTGAATCTTGCGACATCGCCACCGAACCATAGGCTCATGGAGCATGCGGCTCAGGTAGACTCGATGCTTGACAGCCGTGAAAGAATCCTATAATATTGGGATCATGATAAGTATACTTCTCCATTGGCTACTAGGCACAGCTGCCATTTCCATTGCCATACTCATAAGGTTTCCCCAGACTAGGAAACCAGTTGCGTGGATCGCCATTCTGCTGATTCTCCATTACGCTTAGGTCACGAGATCTGCACCAAGAGGTGTGAGGTGTGGAGCTGGGTTACCGGGTCACCAGATGGTTCTCCATTAGCGAAGATTTTGCGAATCTTTCTGTGAAAGGGATAAAGTGGTGCACTGTCCCCAGCCCGGGTAGTTGTTCTCCATTAGCGAGGCTTTTGCGAAGAAGTAAGGTGTGTAAGGAAAAATTTGTGCACTGTCCCCAGGCAGCTGCCGTTGTTCGTAGTTTGTTCTCCTTTCTTCATTCTCCATCGCCACCGACTCACGACTGGCACAGGTAGTATACTAGAGGAGCTGGAGCGGCCCAGGTAACTGGGTGCTTGACAACAGTGATAAAGTCCCATATATTTAGGAAAAAGGAGAAAGAAGATGAATAAAAGCTGTAAGCAAAGAATAAAAGCAGAATGGAAAGATCGCCAGAAAGATCTGCAAGATCCGCATTATGAGGCTCTTGCGTTTGATTATGTAGAACCCCATACTTTTGACAAGCAGCCTGAAGGATACTGGCGATGGCAGTTTAGTTGGGGCGGACCAGGTGACGAGCTCAGAGGTTTCGTAAACGAGCACAAAGAGCTGCATCGGCTGGAATACTGGTTCTTGGATTGGTTTGATGGTGCCTCTCTGCTGGTGAGTCCCGGGTCGATGCCGTGGACACAGATGCAGGAGTTGATTCCCCATTAAGCAAGTTTTCACGCTCATTACTACTATAGTTGGCCTAGTGCTGCTCTCCCAGGCGGCACGGGTTGCTGGTGCAATGATCACGCTCCTTCTGCATTAGCGAAGATCTCACGATCTTATCTTAGCACATACCATATATAGTACCCAGACCAGGCAGCTGCATGCCAGATCTCGTGGTGGCAGAAAGGTTATGCATCGTACTGCAACTACGATCATGCGAGTTCGAATCTCGCCCACGAGTCCACATTCTCCATCGGCTGATGCCCACGAATCTTCCCTCTTACCATATAGGGTATTGCGCCATGCAGCGCTGGATGCGCCGTATTTTTCGTCCTCTTATAAAGTGTTTGACTGTAATCCCATAATGTTGTTAAATAGAAAGTAGAAAGGAGAATGACATGTCAAACGATCTAACTTTAACTGACATTAAGACTGTCGTAGATGAAGCTATGAAGTCCGAAGTTGAAAAGCTTAAGCGAGAAATCCTTGAGTCAACTTCTAATGACAAATGGACTAAAACAATCAACTACAAAGCAGTTTGTCAGCATATGGATTATGCTATTTTTGAGTTTGTCCAAACTAGTAAAAATCCTGAAGTCAGAGCATTCGGTCAAAAGCTAATGTCAGAACTTGCACAAAAGTTCGGTATTACTGAACGCCTCTAGTAATCTCTAATCTAGTCCTCCCTATTTGTGCATAGGGAGGATTTTTACTTTCTTTCCATACTTATCCACAACTAATTTACTACCTGTAGCGACCCTGGATTTTACAGGTATTACCTGGTAGAAGATTTCCTATTTGCCAAAAACCACCATATATAGTATGCTGCCATAGGGGCTACCCCCTAAATGCAGCGGCAGGTACTTGCCTGCCGAAGGCTAGGCAAGTTTGACTCTGTCAGTCAGGGTCTGAAAAAATATGGAATCAATAGAGACACTAACTCAAGAAGAAGCAAGACTTCTAGCTCAAAAATTAAAAATAAAAAAATTAGAATATTCTGTTCAAGAACAGTCACAAAAAAATTTTTTACCATTCGTAAGATCTGTTTGGCCAGAGTTCAAAGAAGGTTCACATCACAAAATAATTTCTAAAAAATTTGAAGATATTGCATCTGGTAAATTAAAACGATTAATCATTAACATGCCTCCTAGACACACAAAGTCGGAGTTTGCGTCCTTCTTATTTCCTGCGTGGTTCGTTGGCAAAAATCCAAAAGCAAAGATAATGCAAACCACTCACACAGGAGAACTTGCTATTCGCTTTGGACGTAAAGTCAGAAACCTTATGGATACGCAAGAATATAAAAAAATTTTTAAAACTGAATTACAACCCGATAGCATGGCTGCTGGTCGTTGGGAAACATCTCAAGGTGGAGAATACTTTGCTGCTGGTACAGGCGGTGCGGTTACTGGTCGTGGTGCCGATCTGCTTATTATCGATGATCCGCATTCCGAGCAAGACGCACTAAGCGACACGGCCCTCGATCAAGCGTATGAGTGGTATACCTCTGGTCCTCGTCAGCGTTTACAACCTGGTGGTGCAATAGTTATTGTTATGACC